CTGATATTGTTTGACCTGTACTATTTGTATTAATTTCGTACCATTCTCCGCTCCATGTATCATTAGCACCATTAAAAGTACATTGATAAGGAACAAAATTAGAGCCATCTATTGTAATTCCAAAGTAATAAGGTAATAAAGATTTATCTGTTATTTTAATTGCTCCGTTAAAAGTTCTAGCCCCTACGTTTTGACCTTTTAATATTTGTTCTACTAGCAGTTGTGTTATCCTTGTACCAGTTCCAGCGTTAAAAGCTTTCCAAGTAGTATTAAAAGACTCCCAAGCTGAAGTTGTAAAATTGTAAACTTCTATTCTTCCTATACCATTTGCCGAACTACCTACAAATAAATCTGGAACATCATAAGTTACGCCAGTAGATATAGCAGTACCTCCAGGAGCATTAGTAGCTATATATATTTCTAAATTTGATAGCTCGCCATCTACTAAATATTGAACTCCTCCATTTTGACTATATACTGGAGGAGAAAAAAGTAAAATGTTTCCCGAGTCAGTTGTTCCATCCGCTACTTGAGCTGCTGAATCATTAGATGTGGCAGATGTATATGTATTGTACCATATAGCAGCGTAACCATCTAAAAAAAGTTCTCCCGTAAATGGTATTGTTTGAGTCTCGCAATTTATATTATGAGTCATATTACCAATTAAATTATTAGCGTTTAATTGTGTGGTAATATTTCCAAAAGTTATAGAGTTAGCAAAGTCTACATCTATTGAGTGCCATTCTTCGTTTAAATTATTTCTTATAAAAGCGTATTTAGTATCACTTGCTCCAACTAATCTAAATCTTAATTGTATTTTTACCTCTAATATATTTCCTGTTCCAGTTGATGGTAAAAAAGCACCTAATGCTTGTAGCATAAAGTCTCTGTTAAATCTTAAAGTAGAGTTATCTGTTGCAGTAACACTTCCTAAACTAACACTATATAAATCTGTTTTACTATTATTAATGTCAAAACCAGTACCACTAAAAGTCAAATTATTATATCTATATCCATTCCATAAAGGAATCTCATTAAAGTTAGGAGTAAATAATGTACTTGTATCTGAATTATTTGAATATTGTAAAAAAGGTAAATTAAAAGTTTTTAGTCTATCATAGTTTGCTCTTACTTCTTTTAATACTGCTAGATAATCAAAGTCAGCACCTCCTAATCTTTTAAAGTTTGTTCCTTCTTGTACTACTGCCGACGTAGACCCTGAGCTACTTGGAGCTCCTGTTGCATCATTATCAAGGTTATAAGTTCTAAAAAAATGAGTGTTCCCAGTTGTCCAATTATCATAATAATTAACTTGAACAAATACCCAAGAGCCATTAGAGAAGAAAACCCTCATTCCAAAAGTTTTACAAATAGAATCTAATAGCTCAAAAGTAGTAGCGTAATCTTTTACTCCATCATTTCCTAACTCTACAAAAGCCATAAAATTAAATTGAGAGTAAACTAATGGATCTCTGTCTACTTGATGAGTCATCGTATCTGTGGTCCAGTCTACAAATGTTCTCATAAATCTTCCTGGACTAACACCAGTAAAAAAAGTATCTGTGTTTATTTGTAATATAAAAGCATATCTAAAGTATTGTAAAACAGTAAATGCTGAAGGCTCTGCATATCCAACTCCCTCATTAAATTTAATATCTTGTAAATTAGACAATCCACAAACTGCCGTTAAACTAAACTCTCTAGGATAAGCTACGTCTTGCTCTGGACTAATATCATTTAATAAGTTACCACACCAGAACAAAGTATAAGTAGAGTCATCATCTGAACGATAAACTCCTATTTGCCATCTACCATAAACACTAGCTTTTATGTCATTTATAAGCGATTGCTGGGCATTTGATGTAATAAGCATATCAAATACTAACTCACTAGGAATTAATCCCGTAAATCTATCCTCGTCATCTGTTTGATAAGTTAAGTCAAAACCTCTAGAGCTTAAATCTGGAGTGTAATAAGTGTTATTAGTTGCTTCGTTATCGTAAATCTCTAAACGATAATAAACGCTACTATCACTTGAAAAGCTTAATTCGAATTTTTTTTCTCTTGCCATTAGTAACCTCTTGTTCTGTTTCTATTATTTTTAGCTCTATCACTGCTTAATAAAATATCTGATCCTTTTATCGTTCCGAATACTTGGACATTGCCTCCTCCACTATCTCCAATAATACCTTTTAATTTATCTAATGGAGCTATTACTTCAGGATTGCTCATGCTTGTTCCTGGACCCTCTCCGACCATTCCGATGGTGCTTCCAGTTACTAATCCACCATCTGCAAAAGCTGGAATTAAACTATTAAAAGCAGTCTTTGCTAAACCTCCAGCCAGTCCAGCAACTACTGGAATTAGAGCTGGATTTAATGCGAATACTGGATTTTTTAAAGCCATAGAAACGGCTGAAGCTACACCCTCTGCAATTAAAGCTCCGATTGCTGACTTTGCTGCTGACTTTGCTGATTCTGCAAAACTAGCAAAACTATCAGCTCCAGCCATTAAAACATTACCTAAAGTAACTCCCATTTTTTGTAACGAAATATCTAACTCCATTACTAAGTCCATTAAAGATATAATACTATTATCTAAATCGTCTGGCATTTTAACACCCTCTAAAGTTTCTGGAAGAGCTAAAGGATCTTTTCTTTCTTTTCTTGCTATTGGCTTTGTTGTTTCTTTTTTTCCAGAGCCTAATCCTATTCCCTTATTAAATTTATCTATTAAAGGTAATACTTTCTGTAATGTGTTTTTTATTGAAGTTCCAAAATCATTAAACTCGTTTTCATATTCTTTAGTTTCAACTTTTAACTCTTCTAATCCATCTTTAATTGAATCGAATGGATTACCAAAAGGCTCTTTTCCTAATAAAGTTAATAATTTATTAAACGCTACTACTATAACATTAAATGGATTAATGTCTATAAAAAATTGAAGCATATCAATAAGAGCATTTTTCCACCAGCTAATATCGCTAAATCGTTCTTTTAATGCTTCCCAGTTATCAGTAATAAATACAATAGCAGCTGCTAAAGCAGTAACCGCTGCAACAGTTGCTAATGCTGGAGCAGAAATTCCAGCCATTGCAATAGCAATACTCCCTAAAACTATTAATAATGGTCCTAATGTAGCAGTTAATAAAGCTATTCCAATAATCATTTCTTGAGTCTTAGAGTCTAAATTGCTAAAGCCATTGAAAAATACCATTAATTTTTCTCCTAATTTAACTACTATTGGTATTAATTTTTCTCCTATTTCTTCAAATATATCGCCTAGACGATTCTTCATCTGTATTAATGGACCTAATCCCTCTTTAGATATTGCTTCAGCTTGACCTCCAAAAGCAGTAGATAAAGCATTAACCGCACTATTTAATCTTTCAACAGTTCCAACTTCTCCCTCTATTTGTATCCCATACCTACTTAAAGCATTAGTGCTAGATCCAACACTTTTAGCAACTAGTTTAGCTGCATCTCCTAATCCTACACCTTGAGCAGTTGCAAAGTCTTGAATTAATGGAGTAAGTTTTAATATCGCTGCTTCATTAAGTCCTAGTTGAGCTAGAAACCCTTGAGCTTCCATTGTAGCCTCATCTCCAAATAAAGTAACTTTTTGTAGTTCTTGAGCTTGATTTTTTAGACTTTTAAAAGCTTCTTCGTTTCCTTTTAATGAAGTTCTTAATTTTGTTTCTGCTTTTATTTGCTCGTCAAATGCTTTAATAGCTACTGCACCAAAAGCTATTACTGGCATAGTTAAGCTTCTAGTCATTGTTTGACCAGTTCTTTTCATACTTGAGCCAAACTTTTTAAGCCTTCTAGTAGCTTTTTTTAAACTGCTCTGGAATTGTTTATCGTTTAAAGATAGTTTTACGCTTAAATTCTTTTCAGCCATTTTTTTTATTTATTAAATCGTATTTTTTAGCTATATACTCAGCTCGCTTTTTTTGTTTCTCAACATCTTTAACCTCTTCTCCTTTTTCCCATTCAAACTTAACTAGTTTTTCTGGTGTTAAATTTTGTCCTTTTTTAGTATGAGGCTGCAACATTAAACAAGCTAACCATCGTACTCTTTCCCATTCCCTCTTTTCTTTTGATTCTATTACGTCATTACGACCTTTTTGAATTAAAAAAAATTCGTGAAAAGTTAAATTCCAAAATTCATCTGGTAACAATCCAAGCCCATAACCAACAGACTCTAATGTATCCCAGTCTATTTCTTTGCCGCTTTCTTCTTCTTTGCGGCTTTCACGTTTCCCTCGTTTCCAAGTTTAGCACTAAATTGTGTAGAGAAAACTTCTAATACTTTATTTAAAGCATCAAAATCTTCATCTAATAAGTCTGCTACACTTTCTACTGTTAAAGAACATTCTTGTCCGCTTACTCTTGATCCGTCTTTAATTCCGTTTAGAATCAAAAAGCAAGCATCATCTAAACTCATTGAATCTCCTAACTTATCTAAATCGCTTAAAGCTCTATCTGTATCTTTACAGAACAATCTTAAAGCATTCATTCCAAATCTTACAGGATAATCCTTTCCGTTTATTATAACTATTTCGTACATTTTTATCGTTTTTTTTTATCGTTAACATTTAATTAAAGTTGAAGAGGAGGAGCATTAGCTCCAACCTCGACAACGATAAAATCATTATACTGCGTTCTGAGTTAAGTCTCCTGATCCCTCAATAGATACAGAGTAAGTAGGAGCATCTTCAGTTCCTCCAGAAATCTCTAGAGAAGTAATGAAACCACTACCAGTGTATGTATAACCAGCTGGAGTAGCTAGAGCAAAAGTAAATGTTACTGCCGTTCTATCTCTAGCTTGAGAAAATAACTCGTCTACGTCTGTTGATGTTCCAGCACTTACAAAGTCCATAAGTCCATCAGCACTTAAAGAAAAGCTTTTAGTACCTCCTAAAAGAGTTCTGTTACCGCCCGAATCTTTGTTAGTGATGTCGATAGTATCAACATTGTAAGAAAGACTTACGTTCTGCGAGTGCATTAATTTAAATTGAGTTCCTCCACTTGTAGAGTCTACTTTTAAAATTAAATCTGTTCCGTTAAAAATTGCCATTGTTTAAATTTTTTTATTTATTAATATCTTCTTTTTTGCTTTCTTTTTTATTATCTAGAGCTTTTAAAGACTTTAAAACCCTATACTCTTTTATACCTACTTCGTAAGATTTGCCTTTTTCATAATCAACACCTCTAAAAGTAATATCTTTTTTTAACTTAATTTTATACATATCTATCTATTTATATTAAATCTGTAATCGTGAGCTATTTGATAAATTCCATTTGTTCCGCTTGTATCATCAAAAGACTCAACAGAATTTTCAAAAAATATCTTATCTACTACAACTCCAGCAAAAGTTCCACTTACATAGTCTAAAGCAGTTCTTACATTAGCTGATAGAGTCATTAATTCACTATAATTAGAATGAACTAAAGTAATCTGTACGCTTACATAATCGTAAGTAGAAACTCCGTTTTTAGTCATATTAGGAATATCGCTAACAACTTGGTAAACTATAAAAGGTAATGTTCCGTCTTGCTGATTAATTTTATATCTAGACGGATAAATTCTAATTACTCCACCCTCTGTTACTAATGGAGCAACCGATGAATCATTACTTAAAATATTATATATAGCTTTTCCTACCTCCATTATTTTTTAAATCGTTTTTCAATCAATGCTTTTAATTGATTAGTTACGTCATTTAATGCTTGTGATCCTTTACTTCTTGCTGCTTGGTCTAACATTCTTAAACCAGCTACACCTCTAAAACCATACTCTAAAAAGTAAAAATAAAAGCCAGTCTTATTTTCATTAGCAAAAGCTCCTTTTACTCTTGGACCTATAAAAACACTAGGAGCAACTCCTTTTCTATTTTTTCCATTTATTATAGATAATGACTTTCTTAATTGTCCACTATCTTTAGGAACTAAACCTTTTAATTCTGATAAGATTGGCTTGGCTGCTTTTCTCATTGCTTGTCTTAAAAGAGTTTTGTTTTTAGAATCTGACATATTTAAAGACTCTAAATTTCTAGCTATTTCGGCAAGCTCTTTCTTATTTATTGTTAGTCCTACATTCATTAGGTTGAGAATATATCTTTTAAATCTTTTCTTTCTAAAGTCAAAATCATTTTATCCTTTCTTCCTACCTCTCTTATTCCAGTTATAGCGTAAGAAGTATCTCCATTTCTAATATAGAAATCTGGACTTACTCCTATTGAATCTCTATATCTTATTAAACATTCTATCGTTTGTTCTCCTATAAATACATCAGATTCATAATTAGCTTTACCAGATTTAAAATTAAAATCTCCATAAATAGTTACACTTGTACCACTTCCAGCAATTCGCTCTCCGTAAGCATTAGTAGTATAAACTTGATTTAATAAAGTTAATTTTCTATCTAGCTTTCCAAATATCATAACTCTAAAAATCTGTAAGGAGTTAACATATATTCAACCATTAATGGAAGTTCAGCTACTTGTGTACCTAAAACTACGTCTTGCCTTTGTTCGTAGTATCTTCCAACTATAATAAGCATAGCTTGTTTTATAGCATCCTCTACTTCGTTAGCAGTTCTACCTACAACAAACTCTATATCTACTGCGTTTGGTCTTTCGTAAGTATCAGGAAAAGATCCAGTATTACTTTGGTAAATTCTACCAGGTTTAATTTTATCGTCTAAATCATATTCAGAAGCTGCTAAAGTTTGTAAAGAATTACTAGCATCATAATACTTTATGTGTGTTACACTTTGCACTATTCCCACTTGTAAATCTATGTATGGAGGGAAAACATCAAAGTAAAGATTAAAAGTTTGAGTCATTAATCTTCTTCTTGTAAACTCCTCAACTTGATTAGTAGCAACTCCAATCAATGCAGTTATATAATCATTGTCATCATCATAATCTGAATCTACTCTTAAATGTTGTTTAGCTTCAGCTAAAGATATAGCAGTAGCAGATGGACCAGTTTTTAAAACTAGCTTTCCGTAATTAACGTAACTATCAAGATTTAAGTAATTATATATCATTATAAAAAGTAAAAAAAGGAGAGAGCGATTAAACTCTCTCCAATTAAAAATTATGCATTGTCAATCTTAACGAATGCAGTGCTATTCTGAACAGCAGCACCATCTACAAGAGATGTAGCTATCATACGACCAATCCCTGCGGCTGCATTGGTATATGGGTCAAATAATAAATCTAATCCTCCAAATTGA